TAATCTCATTTAATTCATTATTATTTAAATCATTATTAATTTCTTGTCTTTCAATTATTTGTTAATTTTAATGATAATAATTCTGAAATTAATTATTTTAAAATAATTGATCACAATAATTATAATTACTATTCTAATGTTATACTTGAATATTGGGAAGATCTTCTTAAAATTTTAAATAATGATGAAAATAATGATATTAATGAAACTATATTAAATAGTTTATCTTTCAAAAATAATATTAATAAATTTGTTAGAAGTAAAAAATTTAATATTAAAAATATTATTAAATTTATTAAAAATAATATTGAAGATATTACTCCTATTGAAATTAATAACATTATTATTAGTTTTGAATATCTTAATACTTTTGGTATTTAGTAAATTATATATTATATTATATTATATAATATATAATTAATTATCTATAAAAATATTTAATTAATAAAAAGTATATATGATAAATAAAAATTGATTAAAAATAAAGATATATTAAATAATAATATCAACAAATGGAAATAAAAAACCAAGATATTGTGAGTAGAATAATAAATTTGATAGATTTATACAATAATATTAATGATGAGTATATAAATAATGCATATGAAATTGATGAAAGAATAAATAAAAGAAATATTCATAAAGAAAATATAACAAATATATCAAATATAATATTTAATGGTAATACTTATGATATTTATGAAAAAATTAACTATATTAAAACAAATATATGTAATATTTTAATATCTGAAATTTTAATTAATTCACCAATATGTGATGTTAATATTTTAAAATTTAATAATATTAAAACTAATTTGTATCCATATCAAATTAATAATTTAAATTGGATGATTAATATTGAAAGAAATGTATATGATGAAGAATATGATAATATATCAAAAAAAATTATATTTAAGGGTGGTGGATTATTTGATGAAGTAGGTATGGGTAAAACATTACAAATTATAACATTAATAAATGCAAATAAATCTAGTTATAAAAGTTTAATAAAAAACAATAAAATTTATTGTAAAGCAACATTAATAATAGTACCAAATAACTTATGTGGTCAATGGTTAAGAGAAATTCAATTACATATAATTAAACCTTTGAATATTATTAATTTATTAACTAAAAAACATTATAAGAAATATACATTTTTTGATTTAATGAAAGCAGATATTATTATAGTATCATCTAATTTTTTCATTAATTGTAATTTAAATCAACATGATTTACTTGATCCATTATATAATATAATAAATATATTTGATAAAAATGTTAATATATTTAAAGTATTTTGGCATAGAATAGCAATAGACGAATTTCATGAAATAGAATGTTCAGATTTATTTGAAAGAGTTAAATATATTGAATCAGATTATAGATGGATAATTTCAGGTACACCTTTTAAAGAAAAATTAATTACTTCTCATATTGATATAGAAAAAACATCATTATCTACGATAACTGATTTTTTAACATATAAGATAAATACAATAAATACTTTTAACATATATGAAAAATATAATTACAAATATATAAAAAATCATTTTAGTAGAAATACTCATAGTAAAAATGTTAAAATATTAAAATTACCAGAAATTAATGAACAAATAATATGGTTAACATTTACAGAAACTGAAAGAATGATTTATAATGCATATTTAGCTGATCCAAATAACTCGCCATATGATGTTTTCTTAAGACAAATTTGTTGTCATCCAATGATATCAGAAAAAATTAGAGAAAATATTAGTAATAAAGTAGAATCATTATCAGATATTCAAATTATGATGAAGAAAATGTATTTTTCAGAATTTGATAAAGCTGATGAAAATTATAATACATGTCTTGATAGAATTAATAGAATAAAAGAAGAAATAGATAAAATGAAATCTGAAAATAAAACTAATTTATTAGGTTATAAGGATCTAACAAATGATTTAGAATCATGTAATCTTAAAATTGTTGAATTAAAAAAAATTAGAGATGGTAAAGAAAAAACTCTATTATATTATAAAACATTTTTAGATATTATATCCGATATGGAAAAAGTAACTCAAGAAGAATGTCCAGTATGTTTAGATAATATTAAACAAGAAGATATTGGTATTACATTTTGTGGTCATATGTATTGTTATACTTGTATTAGTACAATTATTAAAGAATCTAAAAATAATGGAATACCATGTAGATGTCCAAATTGTAAAAAACCATTAGAATTAGATAAAATATTTTTAATTAGTGAAAATAAATCAAAAGATGTTAATACATTAGGTACTAAACTTTCATATATTATAAATTATATTAAACAAACATCACATAAATATAGAATTATATTTTCACAATGGGATTATTTATTAAAAGAAGTTGGTAAAGTATTAGAACAAAATGATATTAAACATTTATATTGTCAAGGTAATGTTTATCAGAAAGATAAAGTATTAAGATTATTTAATAGTAATAATTCTAATAATTCAGACAATAATGATAATTTAGATAATATAGATAAAAATGAATATAAAATAATAATGTTATCATCTGATAGTACTGTATCTGGATCCAATTTAAATAATGCAGAAGAAATTATATTTTTAGATCCAGTTTATGGTGATAAACAACATAGATTAAATACTGAGAATCAAGCAATAGGTAGAGTAAGGAGATTAGGTAACAAATATGAAAAAATAAATGTAATAAAATTATTAATTAAAGATTCAATTGAAGAAGAAATTTTTAAAGCTAATCAAAATTAATTTTAAGTAATTAAATTGATATAAAATATTACACAATATGTAATTAATAATGTCTAAAAAAAATAAAAGTAATATTAAAAAATTAATTACTACTAATCTATTAAATGAATCTATTCATGATGATAATTCAAATTCAAATTTAGATTCAGATTTAATTTTAAAAGATAAAAAAGTGGAAATAGTAGAAGAATTAGTAGATATTATTAGAATTAGTGATTTTAAATCAAAAGAACAAATGTATTATAAAATGTTAGATAAATATTTTAATAATTGTACTACTGAAGAAATTCAAACGATGATAGATATTATAAATGGAAATCATTTAATCTCATTAAGATTTTTAGATTGGTTTGTAACAAGATATTGTTATTTATATAAATTATCAATAAATATTAATAATTTATATAATAAAGAAAATAATTTTAACATAAATATTAGTTATAAGGCTCAACTAAAATCATTCAAAAAAAAATATTTTGATCCGTTTCGTAGAAAAAAAAAGTTCTATTATAGTTATAATAAAAATAACTTAATAATATTAACTACTATTGGTCAATTAAACTTTTTTAGATGGGCTATTAATAATGATATTATTAAATATGCATCTGATAATTATAGAACAATTATTGATAAATATACACATGTTAACTCTTATTTTAAAAAAAATTTAATTGAAAATAATTCACTAAGTACTAGCGATGAAAATGTCGACCTATCTAAATCAGATGGTGATATTGAAATTATTTCTTCTAATAAAAATATAGAAGTTATTCCTAAATATAAAACTCCTATTATTTCAAGAAATATTTTTTTGGAATTCTAAATTATAATATATAATATTATATATTATTATGTCACAAATTAATTATGTTATATTTCAAGTATCATTATTAGTAATTCTTATTATAATACTTATTAATATAGATCGATATTATAAAAATTCTATATCCGAACAATCTGTTTTTCTATCTTTTAATAAATTATAATAATATTATATAACATTTTTAGGCTTTCTACCTCTTTTTTTTACTAGTTCTACTTTTATTTCTTTATTTTCCTTATTCTCTATATTCTCTATATTGTTTATATTGTTTATATTCTCTATATTCTCTTCTTCTTTTTCTATTTCAACTATAACATTATTAAGTTTTTTAGTTTTACTATTTTTTTTAACAACTTGTTTTTTATTAACTTGTTTATTAACTTGTTTATTAACTTGTTTATTAACTTGTTTATTAACTTGTTTATTAACTTGTTTATTATTAACTTTTTTAACAGGTAATTCATCATTTGTTATTTGAATTACTTGTTGAATTCTAGATATATTAATTGAGTTAGTAGATAATTTAGTTCTAGCTTGTAAATCATATAAAAGAAATGAAATATAATCTACATCAAAAATAACAGAAATACTATCATTAATATTAATATCTTTTAATAATATTTGTTGTGAGTTATAATTAATATTAGTTAATTTATTAATATTAATTGTTAACTCATTAGATTCTTCATTTATTATAGAATTATAATCTATCTTATTGCTTAAATTATTAGATAAACAATCATTCATATATTTACAATCTTCTTTATTAATTAAGTTTTCTAATAATGATTTACATTTTTCATCAATACTATTAAAAACATTCTTTAATAATTCTGTATTTCCTAATGTTATTTTACCACTTTCAATATTTATATTTATAATTTTTAAATATTCTGTTTCAATATATAATTTTTTATTATTATTTACTACAATCTTATTAATTAATAATTTATTGTTTTCATCTTCAACTGGATTATCACTTATTATTTCTAAATTATCAAGAATATTATTGATATTATATAATTCATTGGCTTTTAATATAAATGATCTTTCTAAATTTATTTGACTCATATCGTTGAATATAATTTATATATAATATTAAAACTTTTAATTAATTTAGATTATAAACGAACTTGTAATTTTATAAAAAAAATATCATATTATTTTATAAAAAAAAAATAATATAATTTATTAATTTTTAATATTTAACATTGATAACCAATCTTGATATTCTTCTTCTGCTTCTTCTTCTGTTTGAGTAAATTCTAAATCTTCTTTTTTAATTCTATAATAATTAATATCTTCTTTGTCTTCTATTAATATTGAATGAAGAGGTGGTCTGAAAACAATATCTTCGTCTAAAATAATAGAATTCTTTTCAATATATGAATTAATTATTATAATCCAATCATCATAAAAAATTTCATTAACATCTCTTTTTTCTGAACATAATTCATTTATAATTTTTGTCATATATTTGTCAGATGTTTCTGTATCTTTTTTATATTCAATATAATTAGTTGCATATTTGGGATATACTTTTTTGTATCCATAAATCGTATATATCCAAATGTAATGTTTCCATTCTTCATTAATATTTTTTGCAGCTTCTTGTAATACTAAAGCAAAACCAAATATTCCATTACCATGTGGGTATACCGATTTTGATTTTAATCTATTAATTTGCTTTTTTAAATTAATTATTTCATCATAATTCTCATCATCTGAATCATCTGATATATCCGAATCATCTGAATTATTTAAATAACTATTTCTAGAATTATTTAATGTATCTGATTCTGATCTTAATAGTTTTATTTGTTGATTATATTCATTTATCTCATTTTTTACATTATCGTTTACTTTCTTGACAATTCTTTCATATTCTATCAATATATTTGCTGATTTTTTATTTTCATTTTCTATCTTATCTAATGCATCCGAATATGCAAGATAATGAGCCATTATTGTATATTTTAATTTATAATAATATACATTAATACTGTAAAATTCAATTTTTCTTAATATCTTATTATTTTAAATTTTTTAAATTTATTAAATTTGTATTACGGGCACATAATATATAAAACGTTTTTGACTACCTTCGTATAATTCTTTTTTTACAACTTTATTTCCATGAATATCTGTATCTTGATTATAAACAAAAAATAATCTATTATAATCTACCGGTAATTTACTATTTTTGTTTAATATTTTTAAACGTTTAGCCTCTTTTTTATCAAATTCACCCCAAGTTAATAATTTAGAATTATTAAAAATAGTATTAATTTCTTCATCAGATAACTTGTTAACTATTCTAAATGGATTTATTTTAGATATATAAAGTATATCTGAACGAAGATAATTACCAATACCACTTATAGTTTTTTGATCCATTAATACAACACCAATTTCTTTATTTAAATTTTTTGTTTTTTTAATCTGATTTTTAAATATTTCTAAATTTGTTTCAATATCCATAATATCAGGTCCTAGAGTTTTTAATTTTTTATTTAATTCATCAATCCCTTTAATAACTTTTAATGTACCAAATGATAGTGTATCATAATAAAAGAGTGATCCTTTATTTGTTTTAAATTCTACATTTAAATGATTTAATGAATTTTTAATATATGTATCCATCTTTTCATCTGAAACATGGCCTTGATAATAATCCATGTTTTTAGAAAAATCAAAATTAACTTTATTTTTTTCATCTTTACCAGCTTTTAAATAACACCAACCACCACTTAATCCTAATGTACTTAATATATAATAATCATCTTCTAATACCATATATAAAAGTTTACCTTTAGTTTTAACATCTAATAATTTTATTGGTAAATCTTTTTTAATACTAATATAATTTTCAAAAGGACCCTTGTGTTTATAACGACCATTTAAAATTTTTATATCTATTATCTCTTTATTCTTTAATTTATCATTTATGAAAATACTATAATTTCGTATCTCATTTATTTCAGGCATAATATTAATATATTAATACTAATATATTAATTTTAAAATATTTAAAATATTTTGATTTAATTTATCATTTATAAAAATAATTAAATAATATATTTATTATTTACTTTTTATTTTGTTTTTTTTGTTTGTTTTTTAGTTTCAACAACTTTTTCAACTTTGATTGATTTCTTGGATTTAACTGGTTCAGGTTCTGGTTCATCGTCATCATCATCATCATCATCTTCATCTTCATCTTTTTCAATTTTGATATTTGCTTTCTTAGTTTCTACAGTTTTAGTTGACTTCTTAGATTTAACTGGTTCAGGTTCTGGTTCAGATTCATCATCTTCGTCATCATCGTCTTTATCTTCAACTGAATCTACTTTTACTGATTTTTTACTAGATGCTTTTGATTGAACCGTATCTTCTTTGTCATCTTCGTCATCATCATCTTCGTCATCATCTTTTTCATCATCATCATCTTTTTCATCATCATCATCTTCATCATCTGATTGTGTAATAACAGATTCAGCAGATTTTAAAGCACTTCCTGTGAAACCATAAACATATTTATTCTTAACAGTAGCATCATATGAATCATAAGGATCTTCAAGATGTAAAATATCAATTTCTTTGCAAATAAATTTAATACCACATCTTCTCATAAGCTTACCATCAATTTTAGTATCTTTATTTTTAGTAGCCCATACCTTACGGGGAGTGTAAATTAATCTGATGTAACAATTTCTTTTATAATATTTATCTAAATCAGTTGGACTTTTAACATCCACAAGTTGTGGTTCTCCAAATTCAGCAATTATTTGTTCTTCAGTTAATGAAGTAATTTTTTTATAATGTTGAGTTCTTAATTCATCTGTAATTTTATCAGTGTTTTTAATTTTACGATAATGAATTTTTGTTGAAATTTCATTTCTTGATTCAATGTCTGAAAATTTAACATTCTTTTTAACTTCTTTACCATCTTCTGTAAAAGATAAAACAATACTTAGATTATTTAAATAATTTGAATCCTTATTCTTTGACATCTCAAGATAAGTCTTTCTTACAATATCAGAATTGTTCTTATCAAGTTGAATATCCTCATAATAATAATTATAATTAAAGTCTAATTCTAAACTAAACTTTTTACTTCTGATTTTATCAGGATTCTCTTCATCTGCTTCTGGTTCTTTAATGTTTGCAATAACTGCATATAATTTTGAAAAATTACCAAATACTTGGGGTAGTTGTTCTTTTAATTCACTAACATAATAATTTACTCTCGATTCTAATTCAATACATGCTTTTTGTGAAGGATCAATCTCAATTTTTAAGGATTTTCTTTGTTCTTCTTCAAACCATTTACTTGACATAAAACTAGGATATTTTTCACTCATCCATCCCGTTTCTTCTCTAAGATAAACAGTTTTTCCATTTTTTTTTCCTTTACATTTAGTAATAACTTGAAATTTAGCAGCTAGTTGCTTTGGATCATCAAAATCAATTGGTTCATATTCAATTTCTATTCCTGTCGACATTATAAATTAATATATTTTTTTATATTTATATTAGTTATATTATTAATTTTTTTCAACTTTTTTCAACCTTTTCAACTTTTCAACTTTTAACATTTTATATATAAACAAGTAAAAATTGAATTAAACTACATAAAATGATAAAAATATAATTATTATATAATGGAATATGATTTTGAACCAATTAATATTAATAAAACTAATAATGCAATAAACGAAGTTAATACAAATAAATATTCAAATAAATATGATATTACAACACGTGAAACATATCGTGTTAAAAGAATTTACAAGATAGATCCATTAACAGATAAAAAAGTAAAAGATGATTGTATATTTTATTTTTATGATAAATGGGATCCATATACTGGTAAAAGATCAGGTACAGATCCAATAGGTCCATTGTGTTTTAATCCATTAGATTTATATCGTTATTATTATATGAACAGATGCAAAGGTTTATGGTATAATGCTGAAAATAATTTCGAAGGTTATTACGGAGAATTAATAGGTGCAGGTAAAGATATAAATATTAATTCACGAGGTCCAAAACCAGAAAAATATTTATTTCGTTTACCAATAATTGATTGTTATTTACCAGAAAATCATAATTATTCATTAATCACATATGGTCCATTATTAACTGATGAAGAAATAGATTATTTAGATAATATAATAAAATGTTATAATATGTTCCCCTTAAAAACAATTAAAGAATATTATGATAATGCTTTAGAGAAAAATCCAAATATTGAAGAATTAAATAGATTAAAAAAATTTTATCCTGACAAATCTGATATAGATATTAAAGAGTCTTATAATAGAAAATATGTTGATTATTTACGTAATTTATAATTAAAAATTTACATTTTACAAATAAAATATTATTTTTTAATTTTTTTTAACCATTTCCAACCACTTGAAATATGAATTTCATCATTTTGAATCCAATCATTAAATTTAATACAGCTAATACACTCATTTGCAGTTGAATAATATAATTTATTTATTTTGATATCTTTTTCTTTTAATAATGTGTTAGTACAATGATAACATGGTGCTGAATTACACAATTTACCTTCTTTATTAATTCTAATTACAAATAAATTCATTGTAGTTTTTTTAATTTTTTTACATCTAATCATATTTTTAATTTTTTCCAATGCATCTATTTCTGCATGAGTCTTTATATTAACATTTCCATGCATTGGATTTGATGTATTAATTCCAATTGTACTTTTAATAAAATTAATTTCATATAAAACACTTTATATTACTTGGAATGAAAATAGCGATATGATTACTTTTTTCTATAACAGAAATATCTTTCCTTTTATTGATTAAAAAATCAATAATAGGTGTATTTTTGTCAAATTTAGTAGTATTGTTTTGGTGATGATTCATTTTTTATATTTTATTTTTATAATTAATATAATGAATATATTAATAAATTTTCAATTTTTAGATCTGTAAAGATTTAAATAGATATAAAAATTGAAAATTTAAATGTAATAGACTTTCAATGAATTAACAAATTAATTAGTAATAAAATTATAAAGATGTCTCTAAAATGGTCAGAAAATGATGTTCATTCTTTTTGGTTAGAATCGGATATATTTAATCTTACACTTGATCAAAATAAATTAGAAAAACCATATAAATTTTTTGATGGTCCACCATTTATGACTGGATTACCACACTATGGTCATTTTTTAGCAAGTTTTATTAAAGATAGTATTACAAGATTTCATCATAATAATGGAAAAAATGTTGAAAGAATTTTTGGTGCAGATTGTCATGGTTTGCCAATTGAATATGAAATAGATAAAGAATTAAATATTAATAAACCAGAAGAAATTGAAAAATTTGGTATTGATAATTATAATAAAGCATGTAAAAATATTGTACTTAGATATTCTAAAGAATGGGAAGAGCAATTAGGTAAAATTGGTAGATGGGTTGATTTTAAAAATAAATATACAACAATGGATAAAACATATATGAATTCTGTATGGTGGGTATTTAAAACACTTTATGATAAAAAAAGAATTTATCAAGGAATGAAAATCATGGGTTATTCTACTGCATGTGGAACTCCTCTATCAAATTTTGAAATTCAACAAAATTATCAGGAAGTTCAAGATTTATCAATTTATATTAAATTCACAATTAAAGAAAAGTTTAAAATGCACGATTCTATTAAAATTATTGTATGGACTACAACTCCTTGGACTTTACCTTGTAATTATTGTTTATGTGTAAATGAATCTATTATTTATGCTATTATTGAATTTGAAAATAATAAATATATTGTAGCAGAAAAATTAATTAATGAAGTATTTAAAAAAAATATTTCTAATATTCAAATTTTAGAAACATTTGAAGGTAAAGAATTATTAAATTATTATTACGAACCATTATTTAATTACAATAAATTATATAATAATTATAAAATTATTTCAGCAGATTTTGTTACTGAAATTAATGGTACTGGTATTGTTCATATTGCTCCAACTTTTGGTAATGATGATTATGAAACATGTTTAAAACATAATATTATCCAAAAAGATTCAAAATTATTTATTCATCT